TTTCGTTATACCAATCTAATGGATGTTTTAATTTCATTTCTCACTCCTTTCTTTCTCCTTTTTAGCTTTATCACAAGCCGACTTCTTCATTACATACGGACAATCGCAATTCCCGTATCTTTCGTTATACCAACAGCAATAATTACACTGGTGCATCATTTATTCCTCCTTATCTATCTTAATATCAGTCACTTTGCCACGATTGACGAAATACCTACAATCAATAAGCCTGCAAATCCATTCATCACAACGATTTTCTAATTCGTCACATTCCTTATGAAGAGAACATATCTTGCATTCATAATCATTTGGATAATTCACAGCTTCATGCAGCACCCCGTCTATTATTATTCCATTCTTTACTTCCATACCGTTCATCCATTAGAAGTTACACCCAAGCACAACACTTTGTTTGAAACACCTATATCGTCAAATTCAAGAATTAAATACTCTGTATCATAAGGATAAGGGTATCTGCAATTTTTCAATTCTTCATCCGTCAATTTGCGTCTGACACGCATCTCGATTTCAAAATCATCGGGAAGGTTCTCTATGATTTTTCTAAGTTGTCCTACGTTCTTTACTTCCATAATCAAATACAATTAGGGCATTCTGCCGATTTGTTACCTTTATTGTCTGTATACACATAAACATTTTCTCCCTTTGAAGAAGTCGCGTCAACCACGCAGCCGCATTTTGTACACTTTCTATGTGCATTGTTAGGGTAATTAATCCATCTATGCCCTTTTCTATTGGCTGCTCCCGGTTTTGTCCCATTCCTAAATCCCATATCTAACAATTTTATTTTTCTTGCAAAATCTGATTGAATACCTCACTGCCTTCCGTATGTCCTCATACTCCTTTGTACTGTACACATTGTATGTACGGAGTTTTCGCATAATTTCCTCTTCCATGAAAGGAAGTATCTCTTTCTCAAACCTGCTCATTTCCTATGTGTTTTACGGTTCTTGTTTCTCTTCCTGCGTTTCGCAATCTGCTTGTTTGTGCACCTATCATCTTTTGGGCGATATTTTCTCATTTTGGGTGCATCACACGGT